TGTTGTGTTATCAGTTAAAGCATTGTAACCAAATGCAGAGTTAGGTGAACCTGAAGTATTAGCATCTAAAGCATTTGCACCTACGGCTGTATTTTGTGAACCTGTGTTCACTCTTAAAGCAAATCTACCGACAGCAGTATTCTCACCTGCAGTTGTGTTAGTTTCTAAGGCATTAACACCTATAGATACATTAGATTCCCCAGTTGTGTTTGCTGTTAAAGCATAAGCTCCCACAGCCACGTTTCCCGATCCAGTAGTCGTAGCTCCCATTGCTGTGTGGCCAACAGCTGTATTAAAAGCTGCTGTTGTAGCTGCATCTAAGGCAATACTTCCTACAGCTACGTTCTGATATCCAGTTGTGTTTAAGATTAAAGCGTCTTTACCAACTGCTGTATTATTATCTGCAGTTGTATTTTGGTTTAAAGCCTCTCTACCTACGGCTGTATTGTTTGTTCCAGTTGTATTGCTACTTAACGCACCATATCCTAACCCTGAATTATTATCTCCTGTAGTGTTTGCATCTAAACTAAAAGCACCAACAGCAGCACACTGTGTTCCAGTTGTGTTTAATATCATACTATGATGACCTAGCCCTGTGTTGTAATTAGCAGTTGTATTTTGATTTAGAGCCTCTTTGCCCATAGCAGTATTACCTATTCCAGTTGTGTTGCTACTTAAAGTTCCATATCCAAAACCACTATTATCATCTGCGGTAGTATTCGCATCTAAACTAAATGCTCCAAACGCTGCGTTTTGTGCTCCAGTTGTGTTTGCAATCAAAGAATGATGCCCGACTGCTGTATTATAATTTGCGGTGGTGTTTACATTAAGAGAATCTTTGCCTAAAGCGGTATTACCTGCTCCAGTAGTATTTGCACCTAATGTCCCAAAACCAATTGCAGTATTGTTATCTGCTGTAGTATTAGCATCTAATGAAAAAGCACCAACAGATACGTTCTGAGTTCCAGTTGTGTTTAATAATAAAGCTTGATGACCAATAGCAGTATTACTACTAGCACTTGTATTAGTACCTAAAGCGTTTCTACCTACAGCAACATTATTAGACCCAGTAGTATTAGCATCCATACTTTGTTCACCAATAGCTACGTTATCTCCACCAGTTGTATTTAGTTGCAGAGCTAACATACCTACAGCTACATTTCTGAATCCACTTGTATTAGTAGTCAAAGCACTTTTACCGATAGCAGTATTATTTGCACCAGTAACAGAAGCGTCTAAAGCACTTTCTCCCAGCACAGTGTTACCAGAAACAGAGTTTGCACCTTTTCCTACAGTAAGAGAATTTATTGTTGCATCAGCAGTTGAAGTTACACCACCAGTAAGTGTTCTTAAATCAATCCAGCCATCATTAGCTGAATTACGCATTTTTAAAATATTATTACTTGTATCAGCCCATAACATATAAGCAGCGGTGGTACTAGGAGCAGAACCAGAACTGTTATTAGTTAATATCGCTTGTAATACATTATTTAAATCAGTTCGGACATTAGCTCCAGTGGAGTTATCTATAACATAATCGTGAGTAGCCATTACCTAATCCAATTTTTTATCTAAGTATATCTTAATTCAATACTAACTACCACGCCCAAATCCTGTTGCAGCATATTTGAAATTTCTATTAACAAAACTAGAACCATTCTTTATATCAATAGTAAATCCTGTTCCAGAAATACTGGACAAGGCAAAGAAATCTCCTGATTGTGCATTTTCTATCGTAATTCCAATATTAGGTAGATAAGCAGAAGTAGATCCTCCAAGTGCAGAAGTTCCTGTAAAGAAAGCGTGTTGGAACGTAACTGCCTTACTTGACGTACCAGATGCTATAGCTGTGTTTACAGTTTCAGTTCTGCTATCAAGTTCTGCTGTGTAACCTAATTGATCTATCTCGATAGATTGTGCAGGGTCATCTGAATCCATTTCACATCTAAATCTAAATCCTCGACCAATAAATGTTCCATTAGCAAGTGTGTTGAACTTAGTAAATCCTGCTCCAATATTGCAGTTACTACTTGATATTGTTGCACTAGACGAGGCAGTGACAGTGAAAGTACTGCTACTTGGTACAGATTGAACCTCAAAATATCCATCAGTTGCACCACCACTTGTAAAATCAATATCGACAAAAGTGCCAATACTGAATCCATGACTAGATTTTGTTACTGTTATTGTCGTTCCAGATTGGGTATAAGTTGCTGAATCAGATGTAGCTGGATCGCTGTCAGTTGTTGCTACCAGTAGTTTTGCATTGACATCAAATGCAGTAGCACCATCAAAGTCTGTCCAAGTATCAATATTTGCTGATCTTTTATCAATCAAATCATTAGGATAAAAACCTTGTGTTACAAAATGACGTTTTAATCTAAGTGGCTGTTTGCCACCTAAATCTAGTTTAGAAGCAAAATCATAATGACCACCTGTAATATCTACAGCACCTAAGAAGTCAAAGTCAGCAATAGCATCGAAGTCTGCAACTCCATCTAATAAATCAAGCGATCCAAGAACAAGTCCGTTGACATCATCAGAAAAGAAACAATCAACTTTATCTCCAGCAAAAGGTGTCGCATCAGTATCTTCTCTATCTGCCAATACAAGTAATTTAGGTATAGGATCAGGAGTTGTTACAACAACAGAAGTTTCTCCAGAACTTAGCCTGCCACCATCATCTCTAAATTTAAGAATATATTCTCCATCTACTGCTGGTACTAATGTTTCAGATACGTTTCCTGGTAAAGCAGGAATAATATCAACAGAATTAGTAAATGTGCCCGTTCCATCTGTAAGGTTACTATGCCTGACAACTACGTTCCCACCATGCGTAACATCAATATCGGTTGCCTTATCAAAACGTAGTCGTACAAACTGATCTGAAACTGGTTCGACAAGTAATCCTGTAACATCCTGTGGTACTGCTGTTTTACCAACAGCTTCAAAAGTTAAATTAGTAGAAGTTGCTGATAATTGATCTAAAACATTGTATGAAAATACTTGAATCGTATAAGTTCCCTTTCTGCTATTCATTATTTCAAAGTCAGGTCTTGATACTTTTTCACTTATAAAGTTTTCATCTTCAAATCTGTAATTGACCTGATACTGCACAACACCGACAATAGGTTGCCAACTAATAACAATTTTTGATACAGCCTGATTATTGATAGGAAAAATTCTTTCAACAGCATTTAAAGCAGAAGGCGGTTCAGTAAGAGAATTTAATTTAGATACAGTTCTTGCTGTTAATGCTTCGCCATCTTCAATAAACGCATACTTACCTTCAACATAGGACAAAGCAGTAATTGAATAATTAATACCATCTTGTTCCTCTACTGTAATTACTCTGAATAATTGAGATTGAGTAGTAACGTTTGATATAAGAAAGTTTGCATTTACATTAGGAGTCTGGGAAAAAGCAGAACTTACAGTAATAGTTCCACCTGAGACAGATGAGATTGCCTTACTTTCAAAAGATCCATTGGGTAAAATTACAGCTAGTGTTGCATCTCCTACAGGATTACCACTGGCATCTACCGCTAAATCAGTTGCAGACGTATCATCAACAGTAACAACAGTAGTAGAAGTAACAGCAGATAATCTTCCACCTCTTCTAATTCCTGCTCTTACTGGATCTTGAATCTCAATAATCGCACCTGGTCTTACAACTACACCAGAATCTATAGAAGTATTAAAAGCAACAACTTCTGATTCATTCTGTTCTGCAAATAATATTGCTTTACCTAATCTCCTAGCTTGACCTCTAGAAGTACAGGCAAATGCTTTTACCTGTTTTACAACAGTACCAATTTTAGATATTGCAGTTGCATCTTCAACAACTTCAAAGTCAACTTCCTGACTATCCATGTTGAAATATGAAACAGATATAACACTATGTCTAGTTTTTAAGCTACTTCCAGAGTAATTAAAACCTTCCTCAGTAACATTAGATAAATTAAATAAATAGCTTGGATCAGTTGGTTTATCTTGAGTAATTGTTATTGTTCCAGCAGACCATATCGGCATACATCTCATTACTCCTGACAAATCATTTATTAATTCAAATGCTTCTTTAGGACTTTGAATATTTACATTGCAACTAAATCTGGCTTCTTGTCCTCCAGCACCATCATCAACAAGAGTATTAGCAAACTTACTGGCATTTACAAAACTGAAAAGATCAAGAGAACT